ATTAACATTCGTGTTAATTTAGATGAAACTGAAGCATTACTTAGACAAGGTGATAAGGATATAGTATTGGACATCGCTCAACTTTTTGATGATGAGAGAAACGAAAGTAACAATTATAAAATTCACGGAAAACTAAAAATGGTTTTTAGGAATTTATATACTGGCACCACAACATATGCACCACTTAAAAGAAATTTATATTTAAACGGTGATGGTACTGAAGCTTTAACAACATATCCAGGTTCATTACCATATAATGAATTTGCGTTTCTTAGAAAAGATGTACTGAGGGAAGTTAACATACCACAAACAGGTTCTACATTAACTACATTCACACAAAATATACAACTTACAGGTACAACATATACTGGACATACAACTACAACATCAATAGATGCTCCATATAAAAATTGGAACGTTTATTTAAGCTACGCTTACGCAAAAAATTCAGACCACCCAATGGCATACACCTTAACAGGTGGAACGACTGGGTTAACATATAATTTTACGGCCAAAGATGGTATTCCTTTTAGAGTAACTGACGATGGAACATATTATGTTTTAACATCACCTGTAGAACATGGAATGTCACAAGGGGAATACGTTACACTTTCAACAACGGGTAATACTTTTTATTCAACAATAGGTACAGGAACCACAACAAACGTAACAGGTAGAACATTTTATATAGATACGGTAGGTAATGAGGTACATAATTCTGAAAAATATGTTATTAGTTTATTAAAGACGGATTTTAAAAATGGGTCAACATTAGGTACTGTTGTTTTTGGTAAAAGATGTATAGATAAAGATAATATAACAGGAACCACATCAGAATATTATGTCCATAAATTAAAAACACTAACAGAAACCAATGATTATATTTTAGATAAACTTGGGTTCGAAACACCAATTTGGGAGGAAGAGAGAAAGTTAGTTTTTGAAACGAGTGAAGGTGATAATGATTATTTGGTGGAATTAAACAGAATGGAATCCGTTTTGTACGATTTTAAAGAACCACTTAATTTAACGGGAGTAACCAATAATTTGGGATACTCACCGACCGAAGTTTTTGTATCTGTAATTTTTAGAAATGGAAATGGGTACTTTGACTACCCACCAAAAGTAGGTTACAAGTTTAATTTTCATAATACTTGGATTGACAATCATTTTGTTGGTACAGGATCAACAGAAACAGGAATACCAAGTTCAACTTTCACAAGTAATATTGGTACAACAGGTTTTACTAGAGGAAATGAATTACCAATAGGTACAGTATTAACTGGTGATTTTATTGAATACAACAGACAAGAACTAAAAGAAAGGGTTGTTAGTCCCGCCTTTCACAAATTTAATATTAAATCAACAATTTTTAATCACGGACAAAATACCGCGTTAACTTATGCGGGACAAAGTCCTGTTGGGTTATATTATCAACCGTATTATAAGATTAAGTTAAGACAACTATCTCCATATATTGAGACATCAAATACCGATGACATTTACAATTTACCAGAAAACGCCACATATTTCGAGGATGAAGGTTTATGGAAATGGAGAGACGTTTATGATATGGGTTTCATCGATATTGATGGGAACGGTATAGATTATCCATTTATTAATAACATTCATTACGTAAAAAACGATATTAATTTCTATTTAAGGAATGAGGAGTATTACACCAATAAAGAAGACGGTATAACAAGTTTTAACAATAGAAATAACTTAAACGGAACAAATCTTACTGACTGTTAATGAAAATATTAAGAAACGATAACAATAATAAAATTCTTTTACAAAAAGAACAAAGTTTCAGAACTGATGCTGGATGGGAAGGTGATATGCAAGAACTTGAAACCCAAACCTTAAAAAAGATTATTAATGTTATTGAAAACTATGAGACTGTAAGATATATACATAACCCATATACTGGATCAACGTTACCTACAGGTTTAAGACAAACGGATATTTGGTTTCAATTTTATTTTTTAAGTGGTGCAACATATGTTCAAGACTATGACCCAACAGGATTATCTTCAAAGGAGAACGTAGAAATGTTGGCACAATTTAAAAATAGTTTTTTTAGATTAGAATTTTTTAAAACCCCAAACAACGCAGCACCAGATAGAACAAACAGAAGATTAGTTTTTGCTAAAAACTTATCATTACCGTTAGGTGAGAAATATTTTTATGAAGAATTAGGTAATTTGATTTTTAAACCAGTTTTTATGGGTTCAAACTACAGAAATTCAGAAAATATGTATCTATTTTGGTTTCAGGACGACACTGCTCTAAATGAAACAACATTAACTGGTAATACATTTTGGATGTCTGCAAAATTCTATAACGCAGAAGACGGTTCTATTTTAGATTTTGTTAAAACTGACATCGGTTCTGCTCAAGTTAATGAATCAAACGATATGTACTATAAGGTGGTAATTGATAGAACAAACTATTCTTATGAGGTATATCGATACAATAATGGAACTCAAGGGTCTAGAATTGGTGAAAGTAATGACCCAATAAAATTCTACCAGAAAAAAGGATAATGGAACCAAATAAACACGAAATATTAAAAAAACACGTTATTGTAACCACATTAGTTTCACTAACAAGTCAAAATTGGATAGATTCTAATAATGAATTGGTGTCGTGGACAAATAATGGAGATTACTTTGGACCAGACAGTGGTGATGTTATTTTTAATTTGACTGGAGGGACGGTTACCACTGGTTATTACAAATGGAACGAACCAATATCGGATAGATGGAATTTAATTAAAGCCGCACCAATAAAATCTGACACCGAAACTGATAAAGAATATTTGAATAAAGTTATCTCTAAAAATTTTGAAAATTATAATCTACCACTTTATTTAGAAAGTAGTGTAGACGAAATGGGTGTTATGGTTGGATTTGATGGAGAGATTCAACAAATCGACCAAATTGTTAATTTCACATATTCGGGGGCAACAGGTTCTAAAACAATTACGTTGTATTCAACAACTAATCCTGATAAATTAAGAAAAATTGTAGATCAAGTATATTCAGTTAATTGGGGTGACGGTTCTGCAATCGTTTCGTTTCCAGTTAATAGTGGTATCCCAAACTCTTCTTTTCCATCTACAGGACACACATATACCACAGATGGTACATATGACGTGTCAATAACATTATCAGCTCCCTGGGGGACTCAAATCGTTAAGAAACAAATTAAAGTACCAATTAACAATCCAAATACTATTAGTAACGAATTTGGAACATTTAGTGGAGTAACAATGCCAATTGAAATTGATTACATAAATAATCTAGACAATTCAACTGACCCGACAGGAAACGCAACCATTAAATTTATGGGTATAGGTCAAAGTAGAATTGAAGAATTAAGAAAATACGGACAAACAACATTTAATGGGGTAACGACGGGTACTACGGATGGAACTAGTTGGAGTGGTTATACATTAGACAACCTCTATTATCGTGACTTTAGTGATGGTTATACGATGATTACAGGTAGTACATCGAGTTTTACTAAAGAAGAAGTAGTTAATAGAATGGTTACAAGAAATGAACACTTTTTGGGGTTTATTGATGAACCGACGATATATTCTGACATTTTTGTTGAAAGAGGAAAACAAGGTGTTATGGAAAAAAATTTAAGATTAGGAGAAATTGACAACATTGGTGAGGTAGACATATATGGAAATGGATATTTTAATGTAAGAAAACAATAAAAATTATATTTATTATAAAAAGTTATGGCAGTAGGAAGTTACGGAATAATTAGACCAGCAGATGTATCCCCAGCGGACGTAGATGTTTTTTATCACTACGTTCCAAATAGAACATCAACTGCGGAGGTAACCTTAAAAAAGTTAAACTCTGAAGAAGTTCTTGCTCCTGTTTTTCATAACGGAGATACCACAGACAGTACCGATGCTCCAGACGTTGAAATTTTAGGTGGATTATATAGTTTAACATTAACTTCTGACGATTTTAGTGAATTAGGAATATATACACTTCACATCAGACCAAAACAAATCAGAACGTCAATCACAGATTGTGGTATTTTAGCTTCTTTACCATCTGTTAGAGGTTTAGTTATCGATTTAAGTACTGTTCCGTCTGCTGACAGAAACAAATTTACACCACAGGGATTGGTGGGTTATCGAATTGAATATTTAAATTCAAATGACAATACCAAAGTTCCAAATTTTTATAGAATAGTAACATCATCTTTTTACTGTACTCCAGTGGTTTCAAACCTAACTAGTACAACTCAGAAGGCGATTAGATATCAATATAGTGTGGCCGCTTCAAATTTATTATTTTTAACGGTAACACCATCTTCGGCACCATCAAGTAGACCGAATGTAGTTCCATTTATTGGGCAACCAGGACAAAATATCATCTTAACCAATACATTCTTTAACCCAACAACGGTTGAAGTTGAAATGGTTGAACACGATTCGTCAACATTGGCTTACGCATTATATGGTAATCAAAGTAAGGCGGTGTCTTCAGGTATCTATACCATTTATGATAACAATAACAATATCTTCAAGCAATACAATCTTTATGAAGTTAAGGATGAGTTTAACGAAACCTTATTTGAGATTAGAGAAAACAAGACAGATATTGATGAGACATTAAATTTCGATGATATTACACAATAATGGCAAGAAGAAAAGTTCCAAGTCAAGTTGCGACGGGTGCAGAAACATTTAGCGATAGTTTAGTTGGTAGACAAATTACCGATGGTACTAGTCAATTGACTAATACGAACTTTGCCATTGATCGTATCATACCAGAAAAGGATAGTAAAAAATTTAGAACAAGTCAATTTTCAGATTTTTTAACTTTAGAGGATTTAAAAGAAGAGACCGATTCTCCCACAACATCCGCAAAAACAAAAGAAGAAAGAAAAAAAGAAATTAAATTTAAGTCTTCTAAAAATAATGCGTCTGTTTCTATTTTCGGTTCATTAAGAAGTAGATTACTTGCTTCAATCACACGAATTATTAAGAAATTCCCTGCAACATCACTTGTTGATTCCGAGAGTTTAATTAAAAATTCAATTTACACAGCATATAATATATCTTACGATTTTAATCAGAACACTACAGAATTTACTGTAGATTTTGCGATGATTTACAATCCTTTGGATGTTTTATTTGTTAAACCAAATAGTAATGTAATTCCAACTACCGACAACGAGGTTAGAAATTTTCATTCATCATATAAAAAATATGTAATAGAAGTTTCAGGGACGACTTATCCGGTATTAACATATAGTGAACCAAATTCAAATAATGAAGTTTCATTTAAAGTTTTTGGTAAACCATTTGGAACATCATCAACATATGATTTAAATTATTTAATCAGACCAAATGATGGTATAGTTGAAGAGTTCTTTATGGGGTTAGATGATTTAGAAGAAATCCTTTTAAATAGAGAATCCACACCAAAATATAAAGCAACGTTTAAGGTTCCTAGAGATAGTTTCGATGGAGATAGAACCGAAATAACTGACGTTGAGGTTACTTGGCCAACATCTAAAGATGGGTGGAACATTAAAATTGTTGGTTTAGAATATGAAAATTATCTAACCCAACTAACCGATTTATCAGATGAAATAGACAATTACAAATCAAACCTTTTTATAAGGTTTATGAGTGCACCTCAATTGTATGAGTTTGATAGTGATGACAAAAAAATCGAAGCCATATTTCAATTATATGGTCAAAATTTTGACAAGGTAAAAAAATACATATCGAACATTGCAAATATGCGTAATGTTTCTTATGACGGTATCAATAATGTTCCGGATGTATTATTAAAAAATCTAGCAAACACATTAGGATTATCAACAGTTAGTCTTTTAGATGAAAAACAAGTTGATGAACTTTTATATGTTAGACAAGATTCACAATATGAAGCAGTTAACCTTGGTACAAACATCGTTGATGCCGAATATGAATTTTACAGAAGATTATTAGTTAATTTAGTTGAGTTATATAAATCAAAAGGTACAAGAAAATCCATTGAATTTTTCCTAAAATTCTTAGGTGCTCCTGAACCAATGATTAAAATAAACGAATTTGTTTATAAAGTAGTTGGGTTCCCTAAGTCTTTAGATTTAGAATCAGACATTTGGGATGTTATTGAGGGTACACAAGTTAATACAACTTTAACCTTTGATGAGGACACGTTTTCTTATATAACAGGAACAACAACTTCAAAAACAACTTATGATAGAAAAGAGTATCCTGTAATTGAAAATACGATATTACCTAGAAGGGCTATCGATAGTGAAACAGATATGTTCTTCCAAAAAGGAGCTGGTTGGTATGAAAAAACATTAGACCACAGGTCTTCAATGATTTTGGATGAAGAATTGTCAAGTGGAACTTATGTTGATGGGGTATTCCAATTAACAGGTAGAACCAAAACAATTAAAACTAAATCAAAAGATTTCACATATGGTGAGGATTATTTCGATGTATTTAGAACCTTACCTGGATTAGATACGGGATTTGACATTATTAATCAAATTGATAATAAGAAGTCACACCAAAATGATGACGGTTCAATTTATCTATTAAACAGAAAAAACATCAGTATTAATCTATCGGCAGCTCAAGCTCTTGATTATGACATTTATAGAAAATCAAGAGAATTAAGTCTGTCGTTTGGTACTGTAACATTAACCCCACAAACGGGGGTAACCTTTGCTGAGTTTTTAAATAAAACATTAAGTGAACAAATTAAAAATTCAAACTCTGTAAAATACAAAAAGAATTATATTATTCTTGAAGACATTTATAGAGACTACATTACCAATACAAATTTCACACCGTATAATCTTCCTGATATAAATGAGTTTATCAATAAGATGAGTCCATATTGGACACAAGTAATTGACCAATTTATACCTGCAACCACATTGTGGATGGGAGGTAATTTAATTGAGAATGGGTTATTTGGTCGTTCAAAATATCAATATAAATTTGGTTGTCAACCAAAAGAATTTATTGAGGAATTATTTCCTGATTTTGAAACTGCGATTGAGGAAGATTTAGAAACTTTACTTGGTGATGAAGATAACTTTAGAGGATTATTAAATTCGACAGGAGTTACTTATTATCCAATAATTGAAATAGATGGTGCAATCTACACTGGTAACGCAGTTGTTGTTAGTGGAATAGCCAACACAGCAAATAGTGCTAAATTATTTGACGAATGGATTTTAGATGATTGTACTTGTTACTTTGGAGGTACCGCATTATTAAACGGACCAACAAGAACTTACACACATAAGTTACCGTTAATTTGTGACTATAAACAATACATCAACCCAGATGTTACCAAAATAAAAGAACTTTGGAGACAATCATTAATTACATTAATTAATTTTATAAATTCAGATAACGAGATTAATGAGGCTGGATGTATCGACACTTACGAACCTTATGCCTTGGCGGCTAGATGGCCTTGTTTAAGTGGATGTACTTTAAGTGGTACAACAAAATACGGTACAACACCAAATACGTTACCTGAACCATATCAATGCGTTGGTACGGATAAGAAATTAATCGACTATCAATTTTTTATTGATAATGATGGAATTGAAAAAATTAGATTCACATCAATAAAGTACGGCCCAAATGATTGTTCAGTTGAAGAATATTTTGATTATAAATTTACATCATTAAATGAACCACAATTAACAACTTGTGGTATTGAGTTAGATTTTTCAAATGAATGTGAGAATGGTGAAACCACCACATACGTTTTAGGTAGTGAAGATGATTGTAAAATCAAAGGTAATATTACAATTAAAATAACTGGAACCACAATACCGATACAATCGGGTTCAACAATTGATTGGCCAGTATATGTACATAGAAACTGTGATTTAGGAGTTAACCAATATGAAGGATATTCAATATCGGGAGCAACAATGGATAATCCAGATGGTTGTACTATTTTATTAAGAAACGTATATGAAGATGATGTTATTGATTTATTATTTACCGATGCAGCTAACTGTGATTTAAAAGTAAAAATTGAAGGTTTAGGTATAAAATATGTTCAAGGTGACAAGTTAAACTCAGACCCATCAGATGATATTGTTTATGAAATTGTACCAAAAATACAATATAGAGAATCTTTTAACTACGGTTTAAAAGGTGATACAACGGTATTAGTACTTACAGGATTAACACCAACTAATTTAACAAATTATGTTGAACGTGAGGTGGTTAATTTAGTTGCTGGAAATACAATTTTATCAGCAAATTACAAAAATTGTAATCAAATTAAAAACCAAGACATTAAGGATGGTTTATTGGAAGATGATTTCTCATTTGTTTATGAATATAATCCAATTACAATTTCAAAAATAGATTGTTTAGGTTCCGTTAAAAAGAATATTATTGTTGGTAGAACATCAACGGGGGTTTTGGAAACATTTGAAGTTTTACCAACATCAAAACTAAGAGTATATACCAATAAATCAATTACGATTGAAGAGGGTGGTAATGTTTTAATCGAGAAAAGTAGATTTTATTTCTTTGATGAAAGATTCCCAGAACAATTACAAATTGCGGTAGAACAGATTGAACCTTGTTGTGACCACAATAATGATTATTTAGAAAAGGGTGATTTTTTAATAACGGCGGAAGGTAAATTAATTGAAGTTATATCGGTTGAATTAGATTATTGTACACCTGAAATATATTATCATATAAATGTTACGGGATCACAACCAACTAATTTAATAGTGTTTAATGGTAATAGTAATCACCAATTATTGTTACAACATAAGTATGACCAATTCAATAGATTTGATTTTAATTTAAATCAGATTTACATAACAGATTCTTGTCCAAATGGAATACCTGAACCTAGAGTTATTGGCTCATTACCTTGTGACATGGATGGTAATATTGCTTTAGCTTGTGGTGATGAATACCCAATTCCAACACCGACACCAACAAGTACACCAACCCCAACCAATACATCGACATCAACACCTACGTCAACACCAACTAGCACACCTACATCAACACCAACTAGTACACCAACTAGTACGCCTACATCAACACCAACTAGTACACCAACTAGTACGCCTACGATTACACCAACAATTACTAGTACACCTACATCAACCGCAACACCAACCGAAACATTGGATTGTAACTTCGATGTGGATTTAGAAACTACAATAACAACACCAACACCTACTAATACTCCAACATCGACTTCAACATTAGATTGTGATTTCGACGTGGATTTAGATATTGTTATAATAACTCCTACACCAACCAACACACCAACTTCAACTTCTACATTAGATTGTGATTTTGGTGTAAATGTGGTTATACCAACACCAACACCGACTATTACGCCAACAATAACCGCAACCCCAACTTCTACATTAGATTGTGATTTTGGTGTAAATGTGGTAATCCCAACACCGACCCCAACTAATACACCTACTGGTACACCAACCAATACACCTACATCAACAGAGACTGGTACACCAACAATAACTTCTACTCCAACTACAACATTAGATTGTGATTTTGGTGTAAATGTGGTTATACCAACTCCTACTCCGACTAACACTCCAACTAGTACACCAACTTCAACTTCTACATTAGATTGTGATTTTGATGTGGACTTAGATGTGGTTATACCAACACCAACACCAACATCAACCCCAACGTCCACTTCGACACCAACAATAACTTCAACACCAACACCAACAGAAGTTGAGTGTGTAAGTTCTTTCACGATAACTGAGGTTTTTGACCCATCTAACGTGGTTGTTAATTATGAAATTTTTAAAATTAGTTCAAACGCTACAGGTTATGTTACGGACGGAACAACAAATGGACAAACTTTACGTAAAACAATCGCAATTAATGGATCAAGTACTATAACTGGAGTAACAACAAATGATAGTTTATTCTTAGGTTGGAGTAATGTTAAAGGAGAAGGTAATTTAATACAAACTAATCCAGTGTTAACACATAACCCAACAAAAAATACAACATATTACGCCATCATTAAAAAGAATGCGCCGATTAGTAAAGACTTCTGTTATTACCCTGAAAATAGTGATTTAAATGATATTTGTTTGGCGTGTTTAACAACAAGAAAAATATACTTTAATTCAACCGATTATGAAAATAGTGGATTTGAATCAATCACTTGGTATCAAGATGAAAATTTAACAATACCTGCGGATAATGGATTCTATAAAGATTCGGAAATAAATGTAGTAACACCAATAATATACGAATTAACAACGGGCACATCAACTAAATATGGTTTATGTGGACCTGCTGGATTCATATATTGTGAATGATAAAAAATGAAATAATATTTATAATAGATGCCATATAGTAATACAGTAATAACAAATTTTGTATCGACAGATTTTACTTCGAACAAACCATCATATAGTGATGTTGGGTCATTTCCTAGTAATATGAAATTCGCCAACATAACTAAATCATTACAGTTAGGTAATAAAAATTATGGTTATTTAAAATTTGAGGTTTCATATACTGGTGTTGTTGATTACGTATCTATAAATTTTTCAGACCCTAATAAAGGATATGTTTCGGTTTCAACAAATCAAAATTCATTATATAAAATGTCTAGATTTGATACACCACTTGAAAATATTATCTTAAACGATAAAACAAGTGGAACAAAAACATTTTATGTAATAGTAAATGGAGACCAGTCAAACAAATCATCTGTTTTAAATATTAATATGGCGATAGGAAAATACAATACACCTCCTAGCACGTCAAGTATTACGTTGTCATATGATTGTACAGAGCCTTTGTATGAATATGAAACTGGATTACACGTTTATTCACCTTATGATGCGATTGACGGAACATCAAAAGTAAGAACAAAATTATATTCAATAACCCCGATTGAAAGTTGGGCAACTGACACTCCAATATGGGGTGGTGTGTATTTTGAAAATCCCGCATTACCATATTATTATGGTTTTGGTACTAAAGTTTATAAAATTGGTGGACCATATGATAGGGCATACGGAACACAAAAACAAGTTACTGTAAAAAAGAAACTTTTTGGTAAACCAAAAGTAAACGAAGAAACAATTGGACCTCAATCATTTTTTTATTTAAATGATCAAACATCGGATGCCTGTACTGTTCCATTTATGGAGGGTGTTGGTAAATTGAGAGAAATATTCACAGCGTCAACATTATCACAACCACAACAATATCGTTATTATTTAGGATACAACCAAACAAATAAAACATTATCAAATGATAGTGTTTTTACTCAGTATAGTATGTCAACAAAGACATCAAATCCAATTGTTGGTGCAACCCACGCCTTGTCAAAAACATTATACGGTGTTGTAAGTGGTTACGACACTGAATGGAGATTAAACGAATGGACACTTGCAGGTACCGTTTTAGGTCTTGGAATGTTAATACCAATAGAAAGTGCGTTATATAGTACAATTGGTCAATTAGTTGGACACTGGTTTGATTATTTAATTGGACCCTTAGTTCCGCAATGGTTAACATTGGGGGTTAAAGCGACCGCATTTCTAAATGTGGCATTACCTTGGTTATTTGGAGCACTTTTACTTGCCTCTATTTTAACTTTAATTTTTTCATCTAGAACAACGACATATAGAGAATCATGTAAAAAATTTTTACATCACTTTACAAATAAACCATATATTGAAATAAGTACAACGGGGAACGATACAATTCTTTATAGAGACATTACATTATCAACAATAAACAATGGATATTATTGTGATGGGGTTTATTACTACCAACAAGTTGGGGGAAAAATAACATCTAAAGAATTATCATACACAAACGCAATTGTTAATGATAGTCCACTGAAATTTGAATTTCAATATTCAATAAAGGCGGATGACCCAACCTTAATTACAAATTTTAATAAACTAATAATTCTTTCATACACAAGTGGTAAACCTTTACCATACTGTGGTAGTGGAACAATTTACTACAACGATACAACATTAACTCAAACAATTAGTAATAGTTGTTGTGATTTAGAGGTTGGACAATCTACGGTTCTAACTGTACCATCTGGAAGTGAATTTAGTTGTATAAGTCAAAATGATGCGAACGCTAAGGCGACCAAGAAACTTACTTCTTTAGTAACATACGCGCAAAATGCGGGTAGATACTGTACACCAATAAGTGAAACTAGTGTGGGGGTATTAAATTCATATTTTACACATGAACTAAAAGTTGAAACAAATCCAACAAATGTTACTGTTTTCTATGATAATAGAACAGGAGGTGCCACGGTAGGTAAAACACTTTATTATGACGATTACGGTTGTCAAAAAGTGTTAAATGGTTACTATGCGATATCAGGAACATCCATATATCGTACTTTTTATCATACAACAAATGGTACCATAGATGGGATTTACTCGATGCAAAATTCAGGTAGTACGACTACAACAACAAGTGAACCAATAATAGGAACAAATTTAGATTACTCAAGTAATTGGTACATGTCGGGAATTGATAAAAATTCTATAGACACCTACACTAATAGAATTGAAGACACTAAAGGGTTTGATCCAAATAGTTTATATACAAATACATCACTTAAAAAAGGGTTCATAAAAACCCCAATCACATTGAACGATTTCCAATTATACACAGGTTTTACAACAACTTCGTATAATGAGGCAGCAACAGGTTGGTATAGACCATTAATTGATTGGATAGAAAATGATACATTTTATTACCAAAGATCAGAAACAATATCAATTAATTTAGATGAGGATTGTGGATATAAAACTACAAGTTCAACAAGAGGTTTTAATATTGTTGGTAAATCTGGTGGTAATAATACCGCATTACATAATCCTGTAAGTATGGTTGTTAAAGCGTATACAACTGGAAATGTATTAACCGGAACATTCAACGCAACTTCATCTGCGTCAGAAACAAAAACATTTGTACCTTTTGGTAGTCAGGTTAATTTTAATGAACCAATTACAAGTTTGGTTTTAGATTCAATTACTTCTGAAAATCCAAAAAATAAAATTACTTATACCGTTGGGACTAGTACAACATGTACCGCGGTTCAAACATGTAATTTAACATTGGCGTTCACATCAACCAATCCAACAAGTGGTAATAATGGAACAGCAACGGTTACTGTGTCAGGTGGAACCGCACCATACACATACGCATGGTCACCATCACCTGGTACAACATATACCAATATAACACCAGCAACCCACACTATTACAGGATTGTCAGCCAATACCGTTTATACCGTTAATGTAACAGATGCAAATAATTGTACAAAATCGGGAACAGTTACAACAGGTCAAAATACATTCGTTTTTGATGCCGATTATATGGTGTTAACATATCAATTTACGAATGGTCGAGATTTAGATACGAGATCTAGAGTTGCATTACCTAATATTGGACAAACAACTCTTTTATCCTATGTGGGCTGGAACAGGTCGGCTCAATGGCCAACAAGTGGGTTACCAATAATCAGATGGGGTGGAGATAACACAGGAACCGGATTTGAATCTGTTTATGTCAATTTAATTAAATTTAGACAAGACTATCCAAATGAAAATAGTATTGTAATAGATTTAAGAGCATTTTGGTTTGGTACAGTAGGTACTAATCCTGTTAATGTTGCTGCAACATTATATAAAGGAGGAACAATAAGTGGACCAACTAACTATGTATTTACAAACACAACCTTTACATCTAAATTTGATATTAGTTCTGTATCTAAAGTGATAACAAGTACTAATCGTAACGATGGAGGACAAAGAGTTGCAACTTTAACTTACAATTTAACAACAAATACCGGTACATTTAATAATAGCGATACAACAACACCTTCAGTATAATATGGAACCAAAAGAAATGACTAATATATTATATGACACAATTGATGTGGCAAATAATATTGAAATACAAAATATCAACAATAAAGAATATAGTATTTTCAAAGCTGCGGAATCTGAGGATTACATGGTTTGCATATTTGATGATGCTAATAGTTATAATAGTGATGTTTTTCACACAATAAATGAGTGTTATGATTGGATAAAACAAAATTCCTAATAGGTATAGTAAATGAGATATTTTTATGTAAGGATTGATGCGGGATTTTCGAATAGTATATATAGCATATACTCTACGTTACCACCTGCGGGAAATCTTGCATTATTGTTTGACCCAATAGGTAGTACATTAGTTGCTACTGGATTAACATATACCCAATTAACAACAGGTGATGGAGTTTTAGTTGAAGTCCCAGGAGACACACAAAGAATTTACTTATACGATGCTGATGGTAATTTTTGTTCTGTTGGTATTGAAAACGACATAAGAGTTAACTCCTTACCGGTTCCAACACCAACACCAACGCCAACACCTACTAGTACACCAACATCAACTTCAACTTTAGATTGTTATTTTGATGTGGAATTAAATACGGTTATAATAACCCCAACACCTACTAGTACACCTACATCAACTTCTACATTAGATTGTAGTTTTGATGTGGATTTAGACACTGTTTACCCAACACCAACACCTACTAGTACACCTACATCAACTTCAACGTTAGATTGTAGTTTTGATGTGGATTTAGAAACCGCAATATACACACCAACACCTACTAATACCCCAACGTCAACACCTACTAGTACACCAACAGGACCTGATGATTTGTGTTTTGAATTTGAATTAACGGAAATAGTATACGATAGAACATTAACATTCACAAGTTACCAACAAGGTCTATTTACATTTGAATTATCCGAACCGATTAATACTGATCTTTATATAAATTTTGCACATATTAGTTCTTTTGAACTTTATGGATGTTATGGTACCCAATACAATCAACCCGATGAATTTGGTGGAAATACATTAATCGAATCATTAAAAATAAATGGTGGTAGTACAATCGGCACTAAAATGGGTAAAACACCATTAACGGGAAGTACCTTATCGTATAAATTTTCACAAGAAATAAGTGTGGTTAATGATGATTTAGCGAGTAATGTGTGGGTATCAAATAATGACACGTTCACATATGATGGTTTAGTAATAAAGGTAATTATTAATAATGATTGTCAAAATTATACTATAATAACTCCAACAGAGACACCAACACCAACTAACACACCAACACCACCATTTTAAAATAAAAAACAAATAGAAAAATGAAAATATCGTTCATATATAGTGGAATATACGCATCACATTTATCATGGCAAGGCTATGATGGTGATACTTTATATACCCTAAGATGGAACAGTTCTTCACAGTACGATTCTTTTTGGGAAATTGAGGGTTGGTTGTATGACGGTCAACCTAGAAACTACACAACAGACGAAATACCAGTAACAGGATGGACCTTATATAATGCGGTAAATAATACTGCAACGTTTAATGTTAATTTAGGGGTATGTCCAACACCAACACCAACTAATACACCTACTAGCACGCCAACCAACACACCTACTATAACATTAGATTGTAGCTTCGATGTGGATTTAGAAACTACAATAACAACACCAACACCAACCAATACACCGACTAGTACCCCAACATCAACGGAGACTAGTACACCAACAATAACCCCAACATCGACCTCAACATTAGATTGTAGCTTCGATGTGGATGTGGTAATACCGACTCCTACACCTACTAGTACACCAACTGCAACTAGTACACCTACCAGTACATCAACTGGTACACCTACTATAACTAATACACCAACTACAACATTAGATTGTAATTTTGATGTAGACTTAGACGTGGTAATACCAACACCAACCCCAACTAGTACACCAACTAACACACCTACTAGTACCCCAACATCAACGGAGACTAACACACCAACATTCACACCTACTAGTACATCAACTGGTACCCCAACAATAACCGCAACACCAACTACAACATTAGATTGTAACTTCGATGTTGATTTGAATGTAATTATACCAACACCAACTCCAACTAATACACCTACTAACACACCTACTAGTACTCCAACATCAACGGAGACTAGCACGCCAACTAATACGCCAACATCCACACCAACTAGTACACCTACTACAACCAATACACCAACTAGTACACCAACATCAACTAGTACACCTACTATAACTAATACACCTACAGTAACATTAGATTGTAACTTTGGTGTAGGTTTAGTTGTTAATTACCCACCAACAGACATTTATTTAACAAATAATAGTATCAATGAGAATAGTTCAATTAACACTATTATCGGTACACTTTCAACTACATCAATAGACAGTAGTGATACATACACATATTCCATTGTTGCGGGTTCAAGTAACTTCAATATATCTGGTACATCATTAAGAAGTTCACAAAGCTTTAACTATGAAGCCGCAACATCACATAGTGTTACAATAAGAGTTACCGATAGTGTTGGTCAATATTTTGATAAGGCATTTACAATAAATGTTAATAATGTTAACGAAACACCATACGGTATTAACCTTAACAATAATTCACAACAAGAAAATACTGCAACAGGTACGACTATAGGAACATTTACATCATTAGATGTTGATTCTGGAGATACGTTTACATATTCATTACATGATACAGGTAGTTACCCAGATAATAGTAATTTTACATTATCTAGTTCTGGTGTATTGAAAAACTCAACAGTGTTTAATTATGAAGCAAAAACTTCGTACACTATTAGAGTTAGAACAACAGATGCGGGTGGTTTAACATACGACGCTACATTTACTATAAATGTAACAAATCAAAATGAAACACCTACAAACATTAATTTAAGTTCATCATCAATATCTGAAAATGTTCCAACAGGTACAACTATTGGTACATTATCAGCAACAGATCCTGATTCTGGAGATACGTTTACATTTAGCTTAGTTGATGGTGGAACATATCCTGATAATTCAGCGTTCAATATATCTGGTACATCATTAAGAAGTTCAGCGATTTTTAACTACGAATCAAAATCATCTTATTCAATAAGAGTTAGAGCTACCGATGCTGGCGGTTTAACATTTGATAAAACATTAACAATAACAATTACAAACGTTACAATAACTGTAACGGCTAGTCAAACAACGGCCATAACATGTAATGGTGGTAATCAAGGAGTTATAACGGTTTCAGATGCATCGGGAGGTACGGCTAATTACACATATTCAAAAGATGGTACAAACTATCAAGTTAGTACATCATTTGGTAGTTTGACTGCTGGGTCATATACAATATATGCTAAAGACTCATATGGTGAAGTTGGGTCAACAATTGTAAATGTTACACAACCTGCGGTAGTTTCGGTATCAGCGTCTGGAACTAACCCAACTTGTTTTGGTGGAACTGATGGTTCTATTTCAGTATCAAGTGCTACTGGTGGAAATGGAACATACACATATTCTAAAGACGGTACAAATTATCAAGCTAGTGCAACATTTAGTAGTATCGGAAGCGGTTCATACACAATCTACGCTAAAGATGGTAATGGTTGTGTTGGGTCAACTTCTGTGACATTAAATAGAACACAAGTAACTGCAACAGTATCACAAACTAATGCAACATGTAATGGTGGTAGTGATGGTTCAATCTCTGTTTCAGGTTTAGCTGGAGGTCAAGGTGGACCATACTCAACTAAATTGAATTCTGGTGGAACATATCAAGTAATAACAACTTCTAGAACATATTCATCACTATCCGCTGGGGCAAATACAATTTACGTGAAGGATAGTGCGGGTTGTGAAAACACATATTCTGTTACATTAACACAACCAACCGCTGTAACTATCTCATTATCTTCATCTTCGGCACCAACTTGTTTCGATGGATTTAATGGTAGTATCGTTGTAAGTGCTGGTGGAGGAAATGGATCACATCAGTACAGAATAAACAGTGGTTCTTGGCAATCAAGTGGAACATTTAGTAGTTTAGGTTCGGGGTCATATACTTTACAATCAAGAGATACCAATGGTTGTGAGTCTTCAACAATAAATGTGAATATCACAAAATCGGCACCAACTGCAAGTGTTTCACAAGGTAATGTTACTTGTAATGGTGGATCAAATGGTTCAATTAGTGTATCGAGTCCATCAGGTGGAAGTGGTTCTGGATATACATATTCAAGAGACGGAGTAAATTACCAATCAAGCGGTACGTTTAGTAGCTTAACCGCCGGTGGTTATGACATCTACATAAAAGATGGTGTTGGATGTGTAAATTATTTAACAACCATAACAATTACTCAACCATCGGCTCAAGCGGCAACAATAACTGTTAACACATTTGCAACTTGTAATGGTGTGGCGGATGGTGCAATTACATTATCTTCTTCTGGAGGAACATTCCCTAAGACATATAGATTATATGCTGACACATCGGCACCTTATGTTACTTGTGGCGGAACTTTAGTTGGAACATACACAGGTGTAACTTCAGGTGGACCATCCGTATATGTTACGGGTATTGACGAATATGGATATTGTCTTGAAGTTACAGATAACAATGGTTGCGTAACCAATAGTAGTGTTGTTGAAACAACCGCTTGTTCTGGAACTTGTTACACAATAACATTACCGCAAAGTATTTTAACATATAATGGTGAGAGTTTATATATAAATTACACAAAAACGAATGGTACACTTGTATCCCGACCATATTCTGATTTCCCGGCAGAGTTTTCAGCAAATAACGATTATATAACCAATATTTGTTCAAATTTCCAACCTTCATACCAATACGGTACAAGTGGTAATGGATTTTTAGATCCTGGAGTTGGAATTACAATAAACGGAAAATGTAACGATAGTCAATGGTGTGGAGGTGCGGACCCTTATGTTCCACCAACTGGTGGAGGCGGAGGAGGTGGTGGTACCACTTATTCTTGTAAGGAGTCTCCAGGTGGACCATGTAGTGATTACAACTCACCGTGTTCATCGTTAGGTTTAATGAATTGTAGTGATTTGGAAGAAATTACATAATTAAAAAAGAATAAAACAAAATAAACAGATATTTATATAAAAAAGAAAAAAAACAATGGGAACATTTAACGCAACATTTACATTAACGGCAGGTTCATCAGCGAACGTTGGTGGATTTAATATCGTAGGAAATCCTGGGTCGGTAAGTATCGCAACAGGAGTAAGTAGAGCATCATTAGCCACAGGTGTGACATATAATAATATTGCAGATACTGTAACAGAATTTACAATAACAAGTACTGGTGACTGTACAAATTCGGTAACTGTGCTAACTGCTCCGGAACCAACACCAACACCAACATCAACTGTATATACATATGATTGCTTTGAGGGATCTTGTATTCAAGTGGTGGGAACAGATGGTCAATATGGAACATTACAATTATGTCAGGGATCTTGTACTGTAGATCCTTGTTTCATCGAAGGAACTAACATTACGTTAGCTGATGGTTCACAAGTATTAATTGAAACATTACAAGTTGGCGATATTTTAAAATCATTCGCAATTGACACTTTACCGTTATATTCTGACGATAATACGGTATTAACAACTTGGAGTACGGAAAATTTAACAGGTACATTATCGACTGCAACAATTATGTCAATCACACCAGTTCAAGTTAGTGAAATTGTAGTGATTAATGATTTATTAAAAACAACATCTAACCACAAACATTTAGTTAAACACGATGGTGTTTGGTCATTTGTAATGGCTAGTAAGGTTGTTGTTGGAGATATAATGATAGACATTAACAATAATGAAGTAGAAGTAACATCTGTTGAAACTCAAGAAGTTGAGAAAACAGTTTACAAAATGGACGTTGAAACACTTGACGTATTCTACGCTGAGAACATATTAACACACAACATTAAACCAAGTGGAGATACATGGGATTGTACACCTCAAGGTTGTGTTCAAGCAGTTGATGGGGATTACGCCACATTACAGGACTGTCAAAACGCTCCTTGTGTTCAAGGTCCACAACAGTAATCGAAAAGTTAATTTATATTTTAAAAAACCCCTTCACAAAAGGGGTTTTTTTGTTTAAATTTTATATGGTTGTATTTATGGTAATATGAGTTTTAAAATTAAGTTAAATAACATTACAGTACCTTCGGGTAATCAGTTCAAAGTGTTCTACAAATTAGATAGTAGAACACCAGGATCTGTCGCATCACAAGGTGATAATGCTTGGGGTACGTTATATGGAACTTATACAGGAGGGACAACAACAAATATTGAAATTGATTTTTTACCAATCATATCTAACCCATATGGTAAACAACATTGGTTTAAAATTTTAGATACGATTACGGGGAGTTATATTATAGAAAACATTTATATTCACGAATATGAATATTACACCCAATGTGTACCAACCCCAACACCTACTAATACACCAACATCTACACCTACTAATACACCAACTAGCACACCAACTAGTACATCAACACCGACTATTACACCTACAGGTACTTCAACAAGTACTCCAACATCGACTGTCGACCTAACAGTCACACCTACCATAACAGGCACCCCAACTATAACTAGTACACCGATTATAACTGATACACCTACTATAACAAGTACACCAACACCAACAGAAGTAACAATTACAGTAAAATATCATGGACCAACAGAACCAATTGGAAATTTTGCATGTAATACCGGTACTGATATACAAGTTGTAATGGATAACACTGTTTTCTGTAATGCAACAACATATGTTAGTAGTTATTTCAATTCGATAGGAACTGGAACTTTTTGGATATCATATAATGGTAGTTACAGACAAATTTACCATGGTACTGGAAACAGTGCAACACAATCTGGTACATGTAAAACATGTGTGGGAGTTGAACCAACATATTACTACTACGCAATGGGTGATTGTAATGATATGAGATATGCGGGTACTGAAACAACCATTTTTGGTTTTGGAGCACCAGTAGTGGTTCCTGTTTGTATGACCTCCGCACAGATTACTCAATGGTATTCTACAGCTAATTTCGCACAACAAACGTTAAGTATTGATTACGATGACCCTTGTGCCTTTGGTGAAGGTTATTCAGGTGTAACAGTTGGTAGAAGTACAACAGAATTAACAGAAGGAACTGTTTATCTTGTTAGTGGACAATGTTTATCTGTTATTTCTATTAACGCAGAATACGTTGGAGAATGGGGTGTTGATTTAGACGGCAGAACTCCAATAGGTGGATCTAACCCATGTGGTTCTTGTGACCCACCATTCACTGGTTATACATTAACAGGATATAGTGGTGTGACTTGCGATACAGGTGAAAATATCCTTGCGTTAACAATATTAGGATCGTTAGTGATTGGTAAGGTTTATGGAATACAACTATACAACGGAGCTACTCCTGCGGGTGATGCTAGATGTATGACTATCAACGCCAATCTTGGTCCTCAACTTACCATTACCGACCCAACAACTAATCCATATTCAGGATATCAAATATCAGATGGGGGACCATTTGTTTTAGGACAACCAATGTTCCAAGGATATGTGGATTGTCCAGCATGTAACAGTGTACCGAAAAAATATAAAATAGATGGTGTAAGGTGTGATAACGCAAGTTACAGTGTAACTGTGTGGTCCGATACATTACCAACAATTGGAATTAATGATACGTTTAGAGTTAACGATTCATTCTTAAGTACATTCTGTTGGAAAGTAACCGCAAAAGATAACTATAAAACGGTTGTTTATAGTACACCTGAATTTAGTATATTGGATACGGGATGTGCACCTTGTGATGGGTCGTTACCATCAACTCCTACCCCAACTGATGGAGATGGAGGTTCTGGAGGTGGAGGAGGGTCCATAACTTAAAAAAATATTAAAAATATGGGAACATTCAATAGAACGGCTAATTTAAACGATAGTATTTTTTTCCAAAGAGGAGTTGTAACGTCAACAAATCATTGGACTAGACCGTCATATCAAAAAGTTTATGATTTTTTATTTAATTTATATCTTAAATCAATGATTATAAAGGAATATGATGTGTACCTAATGGGTGGAGTTTTATTTGACTTTAATAACACTTGGGATTTGGATATATGTCTTGTTGGAGGTAACCATACCGATAAAAAAATAGAAAATGATTTGAATTTTATGACGGATATGGGATTAAATCAATTTGATTTATTAATGGACGTAATTTGGTATGAACATCGACCATCAAATCTAAGATATGACGAAATGGTTCAGAATGAATTTAAACCAGATAATATGATTCACAAAAAAATAGGATACACCAAAAAACAAATTAATGATGAATTTGAAGAGAGAGATTTAAGAAATAATCCCGATTTTATTTTATTGGGTGATTATTTGGTTCAAACAAATTCTAGTATAAACGGTAGATATAGTGAAAAAATAATAAATAAAGTTCAAAATAATCCAAACCCTATAACAATAACAACATTTAGTGTTAATGATTTTTTAGAAAAAGGTGAAAGTTATTTTCTAAATAATACTAATCGTTAAATTAAATAAGAATATTTATAACATATGTCATTTCCATCAACAATTACAATAACAGGGAGTACTAACATCACAAATTTCGACATTTACCAATGTCCAACTTCAGCCTGCACAGGTTGCGTCGCAATCACTGGTAGTACTGGTGAAGATGTGAGTAGGATGAAATTATTAACAGGACACACTGTTACGGTTACTCAAGGATATAGATATATTAAATTAGTGGCGAACACACCAACTTGTAACAATTCAGTTTGTATGGAAGTTGTTGGTATACCAGCATCAACACCCACACCAACTAGTACGCCTACACCAACGTCAACAATTGGAGCCACTAGTACACCAACTATAACACCTACTAGTACAACAACATCTACCCCAACTATAGGAGTAACCCCAACACCAACTATAACTGGTACACCTACTATAACTGGTACACCTACTATAACTGGTACACCTACTATAACGGGCACACCAACTGTAACTAATAGTAGTGTTCAAATTACTAATTGTGTAAGATTGGTAAAGGATGATGCAATAACAGGTACTGATTGTGCATTTGATAGAGTCCAAAGACACGAAGTGACGTTATATGACCCAACTGGTGCTAATATACAAGTTGCCACATATGATATAACCGTTACTTTAAGTGGTACGGATGCTGGCGTCTCAACAACGTGGGATTTAATTATTGAGACTGGACAATCATCGGCGTATGAAGATATTGTTACTCGTGAGACTCCAGATTGTGGTAACAGAGATGGTATGATAATTAGATATGTTTCTGGAATATCATCAATATCACCTAATAATATCGATGAATGTGAGCCAGTACCACCACCAACAGGAACTACACTAAATACATTCTACCGTGGTCAAGGACTTTCAACTAGTATTGCTCATTGTGGAACTAATTACATAATTAATTCACCACTCTTCTCAACCGCCACAATCATTAGTGGGTTGATGAATCAAACCGTTTACACCACTATTGATGGTACTACAGCATTTAATGGGTTAGGTCTTTGGTATCCAGTTGCTTTAGATAATGCAACAAACACATTAAATGGACAATATAACGTTATAAAAATAAATTCGAATGGAGGTGTTGAGGATATTGCGTTTGTGGCTGATTGCGGTGGAGTGGCTCCATTATAATTAAATTAAAGAAAATAGTATTTATAACATATGAGTTTTTTAAACAGTAGTAATTCAGAATATCTTTCAGCAAGAATAACCCAAAAAGGTAGAAATTCTATTGCTAAGGGTGAATTTATAATCAATTATTTTCAAATAGGAGATTCCGAATTTGACTACAATTTAGCGTTTTCAGGATTAACGGGACAAACAAACCATCAAATGGTATTATCTCCAGTTGATAAGGAAAGTGGTGTGAAATACCCATATAAATTAGATACGGCAACAAACGTAACATACGGTATACCAATTGAAAATTCAACAATAGAAACTGTAAGAAATGTAATGGGACCTGCGGGATTTGTTTCAGAATATAATCCATATGATTCTGTTGAGTGTACGGGTTCGACAATTGAATGTATAACAGAAAGTATTAACATTAGTAATATAAATGGTGATAATGTTATAACCGTTCCTTCAGGACAAGTGTTTCAAAATTCTGAATATATTACCTTAGTCTTTGGTGAATTCAATGGATTAGATGAAAATCATCCAGTCATTAGTGGACACACAAATAGTTTAATTTATAAAATTATAAGCATAAGTGGTAATGTAATCACGTTAGATAGAAAAACACCAGATTTATCGAGTCTAAGTGGATTTGTTCAAATAGTTGGTAACAAATGTGAAATAGAATTCCCAATCAGTTCCGAAATATCTCCAGTATGTTCACCAACATCAATAGACCCAATGGATCAACATAATCCTTGGACACTTAACGTTGTTTGGGATGAGAAACCTATCGGTGCAGATGTTCAAGGTACAACTACAGATGAGAATTTAAGTGGATACACAAGTAACATTTATTTATCTTCAAAAGAATTCTTTGGATATAACTCAACAGGACAAACATTTCAAAATTTAACAGGTGGAACTATCACGGGATTCAGTTCAACAAATGTTAGCACAGGATTTAAAAATTCATTTGGTGAATTAATTGAAGTAACACCACAAGAACAAAGATGTGTTGCAATTATTCATTACTCAGAATTAGGTGATTTAATAAATGACCCAGAAAGATTCTTTAAATATGATGACTACATAAGTTATAAAACGGGAACAACGGGTGATGACATTTCATTAGTCGACGATAGAGAAGGTGAACCAATAAGTGATACGGAATATTTTGAAATTTTTATTCCATTTATATCTTATCACAGAAATCCTACAAACTCAGACACAAACGGCGCTGTGTTTACAATGGACACAGTTAACTATTATGTAAGACCTGTAACGGGAATTACCGAATCAAGATTCGAATTGTTATTTAGATATCTTTTAGATGAATCAGGTAATAGAGTGGGTAAAGTATTCCCAACTAAAAAGATTGTTATTTTTGATGACCAAGAATTGGTTGCCATTTTAGATTATAGAAGTAATAGAAGATATACATTAGGAGCACCTAAAGTTGGATTCACACCTGCGTCACTTAATGAAGCGTTAGTGTCTGGAACAACTGAACAAACTTTTTGGGTGACTTATTTATTTGAAAACGGAACAGGAAGTTTATTCAATGCATTACCTTGTAACTATTTTACTAAAGTTTCAGTTAATTTTGATTTAGATACTTGTAACATTTCAAATCCATCAAATTTTACATTAAGATTTACTGGAGATACTTTTCAACATATGAATTATAGTTCAACATCTTCAAACGTTGACATATTCAAAACAGGATTTATGGCAAAGAAATTTAAAGTATTAATCCAAGAAACAACAGGACTCACAAACAAATACCCAACAATGGGAGGATGGTCAGCAATTGATTGCACAACAAGGGTAGGTGGTGACGGTACGGCATATATTAATCCAACGGGAATGACATCTAATACGGTTGTCATTACAAAGAGTGATGTAAACGCGGCAACACCATTTGACTTAGAATCACATTTGTCAGGATTTGGTAGTAATTACATTGGTGATGCAACAACTAACGACTGGGGAGTTACTGCACCACAATTTGGTGATGAACAACCATTCCCTGGAAGTATTAGATTGGTGAGAGCAACAGATATTGAAGAGATGAATTTCTTGGTAAATTTACCTTGTAATCAATTTGACCAAACTCAAAATCCTACATACGTTAGTGGTAATAAATTTATAACTGAAGTAGCTTTATTAAATTCAAATAAAGAACCATTGGTGGTTGCTAAAACTTCTATTCCGATAAAAAGATTAGGAACTCAAGTATTTGCGGTTAAGTTAGATTTTTAAGCTTTACAATTCTTTATATTTTACTTATATATTGTATTATGAGTATAGATGTAAAATTTAAAAACAAACCAAAAATTCTTGGTTTAGATATTTCAACTAAGACCATTGGTTTTGCTTTGTTTGATATATCAGGTTCTAAATTATTGGAACTAACCCATTTTTCACCAAAGATTAAACCTCAACCTGAAGATAAGATTGAAGAACTTATTAAGAAGGCGGATGCGTTTAAGAAACATTTGGAGGAATATAAAAATATGGGTATTACTCGTGTTATTATTGAAGAACCTCTTTTACAATCAAACAACATTTATACTGTAGGTACTTTATTAAGATATAACACACTTATTTTAAAAAATTGTTACGATGTGTTGGGTATTTTACCAACATTTATTTCCACATACAACTCAAGAAAATTTGCTTTCCCCGATTTAGTTGGTGCTAACGATAAAGGACGTAATGTTTTATTCGGTGGTTATCCAAAAGATATCGATAAGAAACACGTTATATGGGAACACGTTAATGCGGTATGTCCTGATATTAATTGGTTATATGGAAAGAACGGAGTACTTAAGAAAGAAAACTATGATATGGCCGACGCGGCGACTTGTGTCATTGGTTACATCAATATGTTGAAAGTTGAAAAAAAATAATGAACTATATTTCACTTTAAAAGAAAAATAGTTTATACTTATAAAACAGGACGGGACGGGTAGAAATACTCGTTTTGGTTGGTTTCCCCTGGGAGTGGTGTACCAGGGGATTTTTTTTTGTCAAATTTTTTACGTATATTTCTACTAACTATGGTAGAACATGAAATTGATTACTCAGCGGTTGTGGATATTCTCGAAGATATTTTGGGAGAACATAGACTGCACAATGACTACAAAGGACAGATATCGTTTGACTGTCCTGTATGTTCTCACGATATCAAAGGGTTAGATGATGGAGACGGTAAGGGTAACTTAGAAATCAATTACAAGAGAGGTGTCTATAAGTGTTGGGTATGTGCGGAAACTCACGATACTTACGGTTCTTTATATAAGTTATTGAAGAAATATGGTAATGCTAAACAATTAAAGAAATATTTGTTGTTAAAACCTGAGGATGACGGAGAACAACCAAAAAGAACTTTTATACAGGTTAGATTACCAAAAGAGTTTGTACCATTCAAAGACGCTAGTTTAGGTCTTAAAATGACCCCACATTACAAACAAGCATTCAACTATCTACAAAAAAGAAATATAACAGATTTAATGATTCAAATGTATAATATAGGTTTTTGTTATACTGGTCATTATGAACATAGAATTATTATTCCATCTTACGATTCGGAAAACAGATTAAATTATTTTATTGCTAGGTCTTATTTGAATAATACCAAGATGAAATATAAGAATCCCGAAGTAGATAAAGAGAGTTTAATTTGGAACGAACATCTGATTAATTGGGATGAACCTGTTTACATTGTGGAAGGGGCATTTGATTCCATATTCTTACCAAATTCAATACCAATGTTAGGTAAGTTTATGACTCAAAATCTATTTGATAAACTTTATGACAACGCAAAGAAAGTTGTAATTGTATTAGACCCAGATGCTTGGGAAGATGCGTTTAGATTATACCATAAATTAAATTGTGGTAAGTTAATGGGTAAATTATGGATTGTTAAATTAGATGGGGATAAAGATATTGCGGATTTAAAAGGAGATTTAAGTGAATATGAAATAAAACAATTAGATTAAATATAAACACAATGATAGTAGAGAAACATTACAGGGTACAGTTGTTAGATGGTAAAGAAACCACTACACTTTATGAGACAAGACAAGAAGCGGTTAGAGCCCACAGAGGTAATATCGTTAAATTAATTGAGGTTTTACCCAAACACACTAAACCAAAAGTGGTCACACCAACAAATGATCAACTTGCAATTGTTATTAGTAAACGTAGTAACGAAGATTTAGAAATTTCAAAAAGTTGTGGTTATGCGGTTATGTATAATTGTCCAAAAATGGATAAGATATATGATGGTATGAAATATCTTGAAGTATCAAATGATTATGTATTGGAGGCAACAATTACCAAGTTAGAGAAATACGAAAAGAGTATTCATCATCATTGGAAAGGTCCTGGATATAGACCAGATAAAACTTGGAAATGGGCAATATTTCATAAGGATGGTAAGTTAGTACCGAGAAAATCGGCGGAAGAAAGATATAGTAATCCACTTAAAGGAACTCAAGGTGGAATTAGTTATATTAAAATTTAAAAAGTATGAATTTACAAGAAATAGCAATAGAGATAAATGAGTTACTCGAAAGTAGAAGAAAAGAGTTAGACTTAACATTCGTTGAAGAGGAACACATTTATTATATGAGAGATACGGAAGGGGTGTTAAGAAAAACATTCCCATCCGTATCTAAATTAATTAAAAAATTCCATAAAGCTTTCGATGCTGAAGGTATGTCACTTAGAATGTGTAAAGGTGATCCTGAAGCTGCCGCACTTTTAAGAGAAGAATGGAAACAATCTGGAACCTACGCAACTAATATGGGTAGTCGTGTTCACTTTGAATTAGAGAATGACACTATTTCTCGTTTCGGTGATTATAAAGAAGTTAGACAACCCATATTTGAATGTGACGAAGCTCAATTATTGAGAAGTGACAGTATGATTAAAGCGGGAAAGGAATTTCTTGATTTAATGATTGAACGAGGAGCAATACTTTTGGATACTGAAATCGTGTTAGGTGATAATGAATTAGGTTACACAGGACAACCTGATAAAGTTTGGTTAATGTTCAACAAAGACAAAACGGATTTTGGAATTGTAATTACAGATTGGAAAACAAACCAACCTAAAAACTTTGAAGTACAACATTACACGGGTAAAATGTACGCACCATTCAATCAATACCATGATACTGCACTTGGACATTATTATTTACAGTTACCACTCTACGCTAGATTGTTACTTAAAATGTTGAAGGGAACTAAGTACGAAAACTTAAAATTATTAGGATGTGTTGTAATTTTATTGAAAGACGATGGAACATATCAAGAATATAAAGTACCTTCGCAGGTAAACAATACGGTTTTAAATTTAGACTTAACGAAATATATCGATTATGGTAAAAAAGGTTATACATATCGCTGATATACACATCAGAACGATTCAAATGCATGAATTGTATAAAAGACAGTTTGATGCACTTATTGAAGAAATTAAAGAACATTCAGTTAAATGGACAGATGAGGGTATATCGCACAACGAAATTAGAATTGTTATTGCGGGTGATATCGCACATCAAAAAATTAATATCTCAAATGAACAACTCCTTTTAACTAGTTGGTTCTTGAGAGAATTGGCGTCATACGGTAAAGTTGTTATCATTCCTGGTAATCACGATTTTTTAGAAAACAACACTCAACGATTAGATAGTATTACTCCAGTTGTTGAATTGTTAAACAATGAAAATATCGTTTACCATAAAGACAGTGGTGTTTATTCAGATGAAAATGTTAATTGGGTGGTGTACTCGTTATATCAACATAATGCACGACCTGAATTCACAAAGGAAGAAGGTAAGTTTCACATTGGATTATTCCATAGTCCAATCCAAGGTATGTCAACCGATATGGGATTTCAATTTGAAGATTCATATGACCAACTAAATTTTGTTGGGTTGGATTTACTGCTTTGTGGTGACATTCATAAAAGACAAACCTTCACATTACCTGAAGGTGGTAAGGGTGTTATGATTGGTTCATTAATACAACAGAACTTTGGTGAAACAGTTAAACATCACGGATACGGTATTTATGATATTGAAACGGACAACTACAGTTTCCACGATATGGATAATGAACAACCGTTTCTACACTTTAAAATAAACGACATAAATGACATTGAAAATGAAAAAGAAGAACTCGTTAACCTTGGATAATGAATTTCTTCTTTATTGTGAGATAAATGGAGTTGAAAATATTGAGAAACTTGCAAAGGAAACCTTCGAGAGAGGGTTTTCTTTATTAAAGTATGGTGAAACCCCAACAGGTAATAGTACTATAAAAGAAAAAATTGTTGAGGTTGTCAAAGAAGTTATCGTTGAGAAGCAATTACCTCCTGAAATAAAATACATAGATAGGGAAGTTATTAGAGAGGTCCCCATTGAAAAGATTGTGGAGATAATAAAAGAAGTACCAATACAAATTAAAGGGGATACACAAGTTATAACCAAAGAAATCATCAAAGAAGTCCCAGTGGAGAAGATTGTTGAAATTACAAACAACGATGAAATAGAAAGACTCCTCAAAAAGAATTCCGAATTGGAAACAGAATTGGGAAATATTAAAACATCATTAGAGAAATTCAATAAAGCCACCTATATGAAAAATAGTGACTTGGGTAGTTTATATAGCGAATAATTTCTTTTTCTCAAAAAAATAGTTTATAATTTAATAAAAACAATACTATGGTTTTATTAACGTTATGGGCATTTATTGCTTACGGATTCACATCTATACTTGTATGGGGATCTATTTTTGAAAGTACTAGATTATTCATTAAAAGTAAATCAAAATTTTTTGGTGATTTAATCTCTTGTACATTATGTACCTCAACTTGGGTTGGATTTTTTATGTCAATATGTCTTGGTGGAATATCCTCAAGAATTTTAGACATACATTGGTTACCAAGTATTTTCTTTGATGGTATGTTTACCGCTGGCTCAGTATGGGCAATAAACTCGATAGTTGAATACTTCGAGGAAAAAAGATAAAAAGAATTAATGGCAATTTTAACAGGAACTTCTTATGATGATACGAGGGTTAGAAATTTTATAATTAACTTTTGTTTAGAACAATGGGGTATGAAATTAAAAACAAATGATGAATTATATAAAATTGATTTATTAGGTGTTGACGATTCGTTATTGGGTGTAGAAGTCGAACATGGAAAATGGAAAAATAACTTTTGGGAAGATGACAATTATTCATTAATTTCGGAGCAGAATTTTAGAACAGTTAACATTCCAGCTAGAAAAGAAAAATACTGGTTGGAAAGTTTTGAAAGTAGAAAAAAACTTATTGACAATCCAAGTCACAATAAGAATATTTTTATGAGAACTAATAAGGACTTTACTCAAGTCATAGTTATTAGACCTGAAACGGTTAAAAATTCTAAAAAGTGTATAAGGACAAAATTCCAACCAAAAAATAGTAACGAGGTTGAGAATTGGTTATCGTTTAGAAGAGAAGATGTTGAAACTTATAATTTGATTGATGGTAAGTTTATATTAGAACAAGATGAAAACAAAAATTTAATAAAAAAAATATGGTTTACAATAACCCATTTATTAAAGTAACCTGGGAAGATACCCCGGAGAACTTCACCCCTGAAAAAATCAGAAGAGTTAAATCTTATTTTCAAGACAAATACAAAGGAAAGAACATTCAGGTTATAACTAAGAGTTTGGTTAACACTTCCGATGTGCAATTACAATCGTTAGAAGCGTCCGACAGTATCTTAGATAATCAGTATCAAAAAAGTCTAATGAAGGATTTTATTAAAGAAAATAAAATCACTACTAAATGGGACTTAATTGATAGATTAGATAATAGAGTTAACGGTGAGATTGATAAATTAAATCAGAATAAAGTCCGTTACAATAAATGGTACATTAAGAAGATTGAATTTTCTAATTTTTTATCTTTTGGTGAAGACAATGTAATCGATTATACCGCATTAGATGGTATCACCGTTATCGAATCAACACCAAAGAACTTCGGAGGTAAGTCCACATCTTCAGTTGATTTATTAATGTTCCTATTTTTCAATTCAACAACTAAGACTAAAACGGCAATTGAGATATTCAATAAGTTTAGTGATAAAGATGAATTGAGTGTTAGAGGTGAAATCACAATTGATGGTGACGATTATTTTATTGAGAGAAAGTTATCAAGAAAGAAAACTAAAGTAGGTGAATACAACGTAACCAACAAACTTGAATTCTATAAGAAGAAAGAAGACGGTACAGTTGAAAACTTAACCGGTGAACAAAGAAGAGAAACTGAAGCATTTATTGCGTCTGCAATTGGTAGTGAAGAAGATTTCTTAGCAACCATTATGACCACAGGTAATAATTTGGAACAATTAATTGAATCCAAACCAACCGCACGTGGACAAATTCTAACTAAGTTTATGGGGTTAGAAAGTTTAAAGGTAAAAGAGGATATCGCAAAGGGAATATACAATGATTGGAGCAGAAAGCTGGTATCTAATACATACAACATTACTCAATTGGAGATTGATAATACCAACTATCAAGACAGTATTACCAATTCAGAGAATGAGAATGAAAGATTAAATGGTGAACTAACTAGATTAGATAAACATCTAAAAGAATTAGAAGGTAGAAGAGACACGGTATTAGGTTCTCGTAACAACGATATTGACAGAGAGTTAATCAACACCAACCCAACACTATTGGAAAGAGAGATTAACGATTTAAAATCACTAAAAAATAGTAGTCAAGTAAATGCTGATACCGTAAGTGTTATTGAACCTTCAAAATATTATGACGAAGACCAACATAAAGAGTTAAGAGGTCAAATGGCAGATTTGCAAGGAATCGATGTTGCGGCAAAATATGAGAAAGGGGAGAAAGAAAAGTTAATCAAAAAATTTGAGGAGGGAACCGTTTGTCCAACTTGTAATCGAGCATTAGACGAAGTTGACCATACCGAAGAAATTGAAAAGATTAAAAAAGAAATTGAGGAGATTACTAAAGATATTGAATTAAATAAAATTCAATTTGACCTATTAAAAGAACAGTCCAATAGTTTAGAAGCGTTAAGAGCTGAATTCGACACCTACGAGAGAAACAAACTTCGTAAGGCTCGTTATGAATTGGAAGTAGAACAAAAACAATTAGAAATTGATTCTAAACAATTGAAGTTAGACCGTTATGATGACAATAAAAAGAAATTAGAGGAGAATCAAAAAATTGATGCTGAAGTTATTGCGTTAAGAACTAAAATTGATACCACCACCGCTGATATTAGAATTGCAAATAGTACGGTTGAAAAACACAAATCGAATATTACGTCGATGGGTGAAAAAATTGCAGTTAATAATGATTTGATTACTAAAATTAAAGGTGAGGAGGAACTTGGGGGAGTATTTAAAACTTACTTAACGATTTACGGTAAGAATGGTATATCAAAACTGATTATGAAGAATATGATTCCATTATTAAATCAGGAGTTGTATCGTCTATTGGTTGATAGTTGTCATTTTATATTAGAATTAAATGTAAACGATAAGAACGAGGTTGAATTCTTAATGATTGATACCGAGACAAGAGTTGTTAAACCATTAAACGCGGGTTCGGGGTATGAAAAAACAATTTCATCTTTAGCACTTAGATCTGTATTAACTAAAATTTCATCGTTACCAAAACCAAATATTGTTGTTATGGATGAGGTGTTCGGTAAAGTTGCGGATGAGAATCTTGAAATGGTCGGAGAGTTCTTTAAAAAGATTAAGGATTACTTTGAACATATTATAGTTATTTCTCATAACCCTTTGATACGTAACTGGTCAGATAATATTATTATGATTAAAAAAGATGATAATATATCGTCTATTGATTATATCACCACAAAAATTTCATAGTTTAAAATAAAATTATTACATTTGTACAACAATAAAAACTTATAATATGACACCAAACGATTACAAAGGTTTCGGTCTATTCGCTAAAGACCACGGAGTTAGTTCAATGAACTTACACAACTACAACAAAAGAGTGGAAAACAGTTTAACCCCATATATTTTGGAGGAAAGACAAATGAATGTTACCGCAATGGACGTATTTTCACGTTTGATGATGGAACGTATCATTTGGGTAGCTGGGGAGGTTAATGATCACATGTCAACCATTGTACAGGCTCAATTGATGTTCTTGGATAGTATTGATAGAAATGACATTACAATGCACATTGACAGTCCAGGAGGTTCGGTTAAATCGGGATTATCCATGGTAGATGTTATGGAATATATTAATTCCGATATCCGTACCATTAACACGGGTATGGCGGCTTCTATGGGTTCAGTCCTACTTGGGGCAGGAACTAAAGGTAAACGTGGTTCCTTGAGGTTCTCACGTACTATGTTACACCAATCTTCAGGGGGTGCAGGTGGAAATATCCAAGATGCTCGTATCACTATGATAGAGTGGGAGAAAATCAATGATACATTATTTGAGTTATTGGGTGGATATTGTGGTAAAGACGCTGAAACCGTAAAAAATGATGCAAGTCGAGATTTATGGTTGGGAGCCCAAGAGGCTCTGGATTACGGGATTATCGATGAGATAGTTAAGAAAAAAAGTTAATATGAAAGGGGACGAAAGTCCCCTTCTTTATTTTCCCATATTTATAATAAAAACTAAATATGAAATCAAACAAGACTACAATCCTATTAATTTTGATTGCTTGTTTAGCGGCATATACCATTTTTCAGAATCAGGGGATAAAGACCGATGTGAAGGGGTATAATGCTAAAATCGACTCCATTCAAAAAGAAGTGGATTCGGTTTATGCCGTTAATAAAGAAATCGATAACCAAATTGAAAAAGTTGACAATCACATAGTTAACGTCGAAAAAGACGTTCAAAGTGTGGTTAAGAACATAACTATAATTAAAAACGAAACAGATGAAAAAGTTAATATTATTACTACTATTGGTAACAGTGAGCTTGAGCAGTTATTCGCAGACAGATACAACAATTAATCGAGACACCACAAAAGTCATTTTATCAACAAGAGTGGCAAGATTGGTTTATCAAGACTTAATTCGTTATGACGGTGCTAAGTTAGAAATTGTTGAATTAAACAAAATGGTTGGTTTAAAAGACCAACAAATATTTTCTTTTAAAGAAAAGGATGAACTTAAAAATCAGAAAATTGGTAACTTGGAATTAATTATTACAAAGAAAGATGAACAATTTTCACTTGAAAGACTGAAATCAGAAAGTCTTTTAAAAGAATTAAAAGCTCAGAGAACAAAGACATTCTTCTATAAAGTAGGTTCATTTGTTGGAATAATTGCAACGTCTATACTTTTATTAAAATAAAATGAAGAAATACATTAACACCAAGAACATTATAATTGTTATATTAATAATTCTTTTGTTCTTGGTATTCCTTAACCCAGGTGGATACGTTCCTATGAGAACAAAGTATGTACCAAAAATTGACTCCATACCATATGCGGTCCACGACACTATTTCTGTGGACTCATTAGTGGAAGTTGAGGTTGAGGTTGAAGTACCATATGAGGTTGAGAAAAGGGTGGAAATACCTGTTATACAATCCGTTGATACTATGGAAATATTGAAAGTGTTCTACACTAAGAATATTCAAAAAAATGTATTAAATTTACCTAATGGTGTTGGGACAATTACGTTGACCGACACTATTGTTCAAAACAAAATAGTTGGGACATCATTTGATTCTAAAATCAAAAAACAAATTGTAAGAGACACCCTTCGTTTACCTGAAGAGAAGAAAAATAAAGTTTACTTTGGTGTTACCACACAAGTAGACAGACCAAACTTCATTAATGGTATGGGTATGGGTTTATTATATCAAACCAAAGAGGATAAAATTTTTAAAGTTGGAGTTGGTGTAAACAATTGGGTGAAAGATGGTGTGAATGGTACGTTTACCCCATATGTTGACGCCGGAATCTATTGGAAGATTAAAGTAAGACGATAATACTATGAAGACATTCATACTTTTTATCTTTGGGACTTTCGAAGACCACGAAGATATTGCATTTTTTTGTACGGAAATTTTAGGTAGTTCAACCGCCGTAAAATCATTAAAGTATGTTATTGAAAGTTCACAAAATATAATTGTTATATTTGATTCTGAATTGGAACATAAAGAACTATCTCAAGAACTTTATGAAACACTAGTAAGTGACGTAGTAAAATTTTATTTTATGTTTGAAAGGTCGTCATTAGTTTGTGCACACTTACCTGAACAGGTTAAGGATTTTATATTTAAACCTTTACCAGACTCATCTGCGATTGAAATTAATTACATAAAAAATACCCCCGAAGAATTGGACTTGGATGAGGTTCTAGACAAAATAGAAAAGATGGGGATGAGCAGTTTAACAGACGAAGAAAAAAATTTCCTTGATAATTTTGATAATTGATTTTTATTGTTTATCTTTATACCATATAAACAATAAAACTGCTCTTGCCAACAATTATGAAAAAATCCATCATCATCAACACAGAGGAGATCCAGCAGTATATCAAGGATATCCGTAAAATTCCAGTAATTTCACACGAAAGACAAGAGGAAATTTTTAAACTTCTAATTTCCAAACAAACACCCAAAAAAGAGAAGACGGATTTACTCAATGAGTTGGTTGTCGGTAATTTAAGATTTGTTATATCTGTCGCGAAGATGTATCAGAGTCAAGGTATGGACATTATGGATTTAATTTCAGAAGGAAATATCGGATTGATAAAAGCGGCAGAAAGATTTGACCCAACTAGCGGTCTCAAATTTATTTCATATGCAGTATGGTGGGTTAAACAATCAATTATGGCATCTCTTAATGAGAACGCTCGTACAATTAGAATTCCATCTAACTTAGTTCAAGAGGCTCAGAAACAAAGAAAGAAAGAAGAGATTGGTGTTGAAGATCAATTTTATTTAGATAAGGACATTGAACAACCCGTTGGACAAAATCTACCTTATTGTATTGGTTTATATAATGAAATTAATGAGGATGGTGACACTCTTATTGACTTAATTCCAAATAAGAACGCCGACGACCCAGAACAATTTTTAAATTCACCTGAAGAGATAAAGAAAAAAGTTGCCTTAATGTTAAACGTTTTAGATGATAGAGAAAAAATCATCATTACAAAATATTATGGATTAACCGGAATTGAGTCTAATTTAGATGATTTGGGTGAGGAATTCGGTTGTACTAAAGAACGTATTAGACAATTACGTGATAAGGCCATCAAAAAGTTACGTAACGAGAGTTTTGGTCTACTAAACTATTTATAAAAATAAAAATTATTCCTATTATTATAATATGAAAAAGCTAATCGAATTAATTAAAACATATAAACTTCAGATATTGATTTTTTTAACAGTCATTTTCTTTTTTCGCTCTTGCAGTAATTCAAGTAAAGTGGATAAGTTAGAAAAAAATGAAAAGAAAAACGTTGCAACGATTGATAGTCTTAAAGTTGCACATAAAAATGAAAAAATAGGTATTCATAGTTTTTATGATAATTGGATCACACAAAAAGATAGAGGACCACAATTAATGGAACTTCATTTTATTGTTAAAGAAAACCTAAAAAAAGAACAAGAATCTAAATGAAAAATTGGTTTAATAAAAATTATAAAACATTAATCATTGCTGCGTTCTTGATACCTATCTTGACCGTGGCTGTGGTTTCTATTTCACACGTTACCGAATGGTACGGTTTATCTAATCCAGTAACTTGGGCGGTATACCTATCAATTGGTATTGAAATTGCTGCGTTATCTGCGTTGGCTGCTATCTCAGCAAATATGGGGTCTAAAGTTTATTTTCCATTTGCAATTGTAACTATCGTACAATTCATTGGTAACATCTTC